TAATGCGCAACATTACTATGCAAACCAACGTAATGACTATGCCTCTGAACCCAGAAGCTGGTTATGGTACTTGGATTACTAACGCTCAGTTCGGTACTACTGCATCCGCTGGTGCTAGCCAAACCCATCGTTTAAGTGAAATTACTCTTAACTCATACAAACTAGCTACTAACGAGTATATGATGTATGAAGAAGAAGAAGATTCTCTGATTGCATTAATGCCTATCGTTCGTGACGCTATGGTTCGTCGTGTTGCTAAGTCTGTAGACAAAGCTTACTTGCTAGGTGCTGGTTCAGGCGCTGACCCAGTTAAAGGTCTTGCTAAGTATGATGACGTATCTGCTGTAACTGCTCAAGTTGCTAATGCCGGTACAATCGCTCTTCTACGTTCACTGCGTAAAGATCTAGGTGCTTGGGGTCTTGACCCTAACGATGTTACTTTCATCGTTAACACTGAATTCTACTACGACTTGCTAGAAGATACCACTTTCCAAACTATGGATAAAGTTGGTCCTAAAGCCACTATCGTTAATGGTCAAATTGGTATGGTTGGTGGAAGCCCAGTAATTGTTTCAGCAGAACTTCCTGCTAAGACAGCAGGTGTTAATACTGGTGGTAATACTGCTAACGTTGGAGCTATTGCTCTAGTGTCTGGTAACTTTATCGTTGGTAACCAACGTGGTTTGCGTTTTGATCAACAAGACCTAGTTGAAACTCAACGTAAGGTTTTAGTTGCTTCCCTACGTACAGGTATGACGCAACTAACAAGTAATCTTGGGCATGGCGTATCAGTGTTTAGGTGGCTAGTATAATTAGCATAGCTAATTAACTAATAAGACTGGACTTTAAGTAGTCCTGTCTTTAGTAAGAGCTTAATGAGTTCTTACTAAAGATAAATATAGGCGAATGGGTTTAGCTGCCCTGGTAATACTAGTGATATTACCTAGCCTTTTCTTTCACTAGGAGAAAATAAAATGACAGTAGGAATTTATAAATTAAACTTTACTGGTACAGATAAAGTTTATATAGGGCAGAGCCGCAGAATAGAGAAACGGTTAGATGATCATTTAGCTTTATTTAAATCCCGTACCCATGCTAGAAAAATGCGGGCAGCCTATATAGAGTATGGTAACCCTACATTAGAGGTACTATGTGAATGTTCTATAGAAGAACTAAATGATTTTGAAAACGAAACTATAGAAATATGGGATGCAGTAGATAATGGCTTTAATAGCGCATATAAAGCAGGAGAATATATACCCCAATGTGGGGAATTAAATGGATTATCTAAATTTAGCAATGCACAAGTATTAGAAGCGTTCAACTATTTAATAGACTACCCTAAACTACGCTATAATGAAATATCGGAACTAACAGTGGTTTCTGAGCATGTAATAGCTAAAATACTGGAAGGAAGTATGCATAGGTGGTTAGCAGATGAGTACCCAGATAGGTACTTGCAGTTAGCTAGCCTGAAAAATTCACGTAATTTAGGTGAGAATAACCGTAGTTCTAAGTTCTCTAATGATAGCATAATAAGTGTATTAGAATATATTATTAGTAACCCTATAGTACCACTTACTAAAGTGGCTCAAGTAACAAAAGTGAATTAGGTGGGTAGTTAAGAGTATCTCTAAAGGTAGTACACATAAATGGCTTAGTGAGTATGATAAAGAAAAGTATCAACATATGCTTAGTATTAAAGGTACCAGAGTGTTTAACTCTAATACAGCAGAAACTAAAGGCCTAGTTTTACCTAGTATTATATCTCCTGAAGGCCTAGTTTATACAGTTACCTGTGTTAGAGCATTTTGCAGAGAGCATAACCTAAGCCATAGTTGCTTAGGAAGATTATTTGCAGGTAAGACACCTGCGCATAAGGGCCGGACCCTAGCACCTAATAAGGAATAACCATGGGACTCTCACTAGTAACAAAAACAGAGTATAAGCAGTATCTAGGGTTAAATAGTCCAACTCAAGATTCACTTATTGACCTAATTATACCTAAAGTTAGCGAGTTAGTAAAAACATTTTGTCGTAGAACTTTTATAGATTATGCAATTGACGCAAAAATAGAGTTTCATGAGGGTGGCTCTACTATTATAGTTCCAGAAGAATACCCAGTACTTTCTATTGTATCACTAGAATACTCAGAGGACTATGGAAAAACGTATACCACCTTAGTAGAATATGATGATTATGCTTTATCTAAATTTAGTAATAATATTGTGTCTACATGGTACGATGGATTTCCAGTAGCAATAAATGGTTACAAACTAACGTATAAAGCAGGATTTTTAGTAGTTCCTGAAGATTTAAAATTAGCAGTACTTGATCTAATTACCTACTACATTAAAAATGATATGGCAATTCATAGTAATAAAGCACCCGGTACTAACGATATACAGATTCAGTACGTAACTACTACTAACCTTCCATCGCATATCAAGCGCGTGCTTGATCAGTATGCAGCTAACTATAGTTAAATATGAGTGCCACAGAACTTTCCGCTTTCATGAAACAGGCAATTTTTGAGAGAGTATGGTACGTAAAGTATAACACCCTTAATAATGCCGTTAATAAGTTTGATACAGTAGCAAGATTTACAGATGCAAGAGGTACTGTTAGAGCGCAAACAGATTCGAAAGGATCTTTATTAGGTAATGCAGGCCTTATTACTAGAAGTAATATAGATAGTTTAAAAAATGATATTCGTAATATAGAAACGCACAACTTACTATCAGGGGTGCGAACAGAAGTATTAGGAAGTATTGACAAAAAGTCTGAAGCTAGAGTTAATAAACTAGTTAAGTATATACTAGGTAGTATAAGTTACGAATCTATGGTTAAAAGGGTTCAAAATTTAGAAGGTGCTACAGTTGTAAATACGCCTACCCCCTATGTTCCAAAAAGTAGCACAACCTCACTAGAATTTTTTCAGTCCCCTGATAACCTTATTGTAGAAAACATAGGGGTATCTGATGTTAGCAAACTCTGGAAAGACGAAGTTGCTAGTGTTAGAATAAGCAGTAATGGTACCTTTGGCGGGCTATCAAAAGAAATTGTACAAGCAGTTAAAGCTAATATTAGCGCAGTAGATGGTGGTCACTTAAAAGCAATTCTAGGCCTTAGATTAGAAAGAGCTTTTTCGTTAAAAGACTTACCTAGTACTTTGGAAGCAGTTATACCAGGACTTAATACTGTAAAGTATGACGCTACAGCTCAGATGATAGGCGAATCCCCCGAGTATACAGCTGCTAAAGCAACTCTAAGTAGACAGCTAGAAGCAATGGTTAGTATGATTCACCTAGGGGATGTATACTCTTCGTATATGCGGCATGATGAGACTTTATTAGCCTCTATATATAAACATATGGGCAGTTTAGGGATACATACTTTAGTAGAGATTCAACTTAGTCGTGCTAATGCGAGTTCAGGTATAGCTACTACTAATGCAGGCAAAGCACTAAGTGATCTGCTAGACATTATTGAGAAATGTGACGTTCCTTATGGCGATCCAGCTTTTTTTGAGAAAAAAGGTAAAAAACTTACAGCTAAAGCTATAGAAGAAAAAGAGAACCAGATAACTAAGACGTATAAGCGGCTACTTTCGACTACTGCAGCAATTGCAGAAGATATTAAAAATAAAGCAAAAGATTTACCAGAAAATAGTAGTGAAGCTAAGTTAATAGCCGATCTATTTACAGGACCTAATAGTACCTTTCTAGAAGAGTTATTAGACGCAAAAAGCTCAAGAAGTATAAAAGAGCATATATCTCATGTAATTGCGTCTAATCTTACTGGAAAACCTGTACAGGTAGTAGATGTAAAAGCTAAAGCTAAAGATAAGAGTCCAGGTAGTAAGCAGAATGCTGCTAAACTTAAAGATGCTGCTAACAAGCTAAAAGCTGCTTTACAAAAAGTACACAGTACTGTAAAACAGGCACAATTAGCGCAACTGCAGCTAAAGCGTAAATTTGAAAATATTAGTGAAGCAAGAATAGCTTCCGCTGCACCTCAGATTAGAAACCGGCAAGGCCAGTTTTATAGTCTAGCAAGTCTTCAGGTTCTTATTAATTCTCAGTTAGAAGAAGTTATTGAAAATAATATGGGAGACGAGCCATGGCAGGGCGGTCAGCGTAAGATACTTAACTATGATACTGGTAGGTTTGCTTCAACTGTAGCAGTTGAGCGTATTACACAATCAAGAGCAGGAGCTATTACAGCTTTTTACTCGTACATGAAATACCCTTACCAGACGTTTCAACCTGGATACGCACAAGGATCTCCAAAATCAAGAGACCCTAGGTTGCTCATTTCAAAATCTATACATGAGATAGCAGCTACTAAAGTTAAAAATAGATTAAGGGCTGTGTTAATTTAATCAAATACAGGTGAACGGGTTTAGCGGCCCTGACAGTACTCGTAATGCTGTCTAGCCTTTCTTTTACGAGGAGAAAGTAGCATGACATGTGGAATTTATAAGCTAAACTTTAATGGTACTAATAAAGTGTATATTGGTCAGTCTGAAAATATAGAGAATAGATTCAATAGACATATTAGAGAATTAAAGTCTAATAATCATAGTGTAAAAATGAATCAAGCGTATATAACTTTCGGATTACCAGAGTATACAATCTTGGCAGAATGTAGCACTACAGATTTAAATGAGTTTGAAAACGAGACTATTGAGATATATAACGCAGTAGACAATGGATTTAATACTTGTTATAAAGCAGAACAATTACCTATTAGTTATGGTGAACTTAATGGTAATGCTAAATTTTCCAATTCTCAAATCGAGGAATGCTTCAACCTATTAGTAATCAATACTGAGTTATCCTTTAGCGAAATATCTAATATTACTAAGGTATCAGTAGGTATAATTGGAGGTATTTCAAGAGGCTCTAGCCATATGTGGTTATCAAGAGAATACCCTGAAAAGTATAATATACTAATAAATTTAAAAGGTAATAGAAAACCTAAGTACGGTGATAAGTGTTCCGCTTCAAAAATTTCTAATGAGTTAGTAATTAAACTACTAGATTTATTAATAGATGATAGATGCCTAAGTTTACTTACTATATCAGAAGATACTGGTATATCTTATAATATAGTAAGAGCTATTTCTTCGGGTGAAACACATAAATGGTTAGCTGAAGCATACCCAGATAAGTATACTAAATTAGTACTATTAAAAGGTACTAGATACTCGAAGGCGAATTCCGCTGTATCAAGAGGGATAGTATATCCACGTATTATATCCCCAGATGGTGTGATATATACGGTAGATAACGCTAGCCAATTTTCTCGACTGTATAGCTTAGATACAAGTTCTTTGTGTAAAGTATTAAAAGGTAGTAAAAAGCATCATAAAGGTTGGAGAATATGTCCAGAAGAACAAGTATAATTAAGGCATTAGCTGAAAAATTTAAAGAAATTGATGGTACGGGAACTTATAAGTCTAACCTTTATGGATCGGCTTTTCCCTTTCTAAAATTTTGGGATGAGGTTAACTGTTTTCCATGTATATATATATCAGCTGGATCTGAGCAAAGGGAGTACCTACCTTCGTTTACCTGGGCCTATCTCGGGATATCAATAAAGGTATACTGTAAAAATGCAGATAGCCCCCAGGAAGAATTAGAATTACTGTTAGAAGATATAGAAACAGTAATTAATAATAACCGTCAAATAGTGTATGACTCAGTAAATGGGTATGAAACTACGGAAATACTAGTAGCTAGTATTACAACAGACGAATCTCTTTTAATACCCTATGGTGTAGGAGAGGTACAGGTACAGGTAAGATACCAGTATCATGCGTAGACTATATAGTCTATAACAAGTATCAACGCATTAAATACAGATAAATATCTAGTTTAGATGCTTAGATACACAAATTAAGGAAATAAATATGTCAACTTTTAATTTGGTAAGAAATTCTCGCGTTTTCTTTACAACCAACGTAGACGCTAATACTGGTGTCATCCCTACTTCAGGTAGTACCATTACCTCTAGTAATACTTTTGAAATCCAGGTTCTAGACGGATTTAGTTTTTCACAAGCAACTAACGCTGATACTATTACCCTAAGTGAAGCGGGTAACATCCCTGTTCGTGGCCAGCGCTCTTTTAATACTAGTCTAGGTAACGTTGAATTCTCTTTCTCTACATATGTACGCCCAGCTAATACAGGCGGAGTAATTACTGCAGAAGAGTCTGTGCTATGGAATGCATTGTTTACTAGTGCAGCAATTTCAGCAACCCCTGTAGCTACTTATGCTGGTACTACTATTACAGCTTCTTATGCACCTTCAACAGGTATCTTAGCACTAAGTGGAACGGCTCATACATATTCAGGACTTGTATTAGGTGGTACATATGCACTTACCGGAGCTATTGGTGTAGGGGCAAATGAATTTAATACTACTGTTAAAGTTCTAACGCTAAGTCCTACATCTAGTACCTTTCAGTACTTATCTGCACCAACATCAGCCGCAGGACCAGATGGTTTTGATACTGACATTAAGTTCTGGAACTCAGCTTGGACAAGTAATTTAGCAGATGCTACAGATACTGCAGTCCCAGTAGCGTTTAGTCAGTTAACCTCTGCACTTTCAGATAGAAACCAACTACAAAAGTTTGGTATGTATTTCGTAGTTGATTCAACTATGTATGCTATTGATAACTGTGCTATGGATGGTGCTACTATTGATTTCGGTTTAGATGGTATTGCTACTATTGCTTGGACTGGTAAAGCTACTACACTTAGAGCTCTTCCAAATACTGCTGTAGTATCTCCAGCTAATCCCGGAGTATTCAGTGGAGCAGGAAATGCTACTGGTACTGCAGCTGCAAAAAATACTGCTGCTAACTATATTACTAACAAGCTTTCTACTGTTAAGCTTAAATCTAATATTGGTGGAGTTGACGGCACTACGTATACTTTAGCTCTTACTGGTGGTAGCCTTAGCATTGCTAATAACATTACATATATTACACCTGCTAACTTAGGTATTGTTAATAACGCTATCGGATACTTTACAGGTACACGTGCGGTATCCGGATCAATTAACGCCTACCTACGTACTGGTAGTAGTTTAGTTCCAAATAGTACTGCTAAACTGTTACAGGATATGTTAGCCGCGTCTACTACTACTGTAGATCCTAAGTATCTACTACAAATTGAAGTAGGCGGTTCAAACAATGCTACTCGTGTAGAGCTACTAATGGATGCTGCTATGTTGCAAATTCCTACTATTGACGCTCAAGCAGTTATGTCTACTACCATTAACTTTACTGCTCAGGCTTCTGCATACGTTCGTACAGCTACATCACAGTACGATATTGAGAATACTAACGAATTACGTGTTCGTTACTTTGCACCAGCAGCATAATTTTTAGGTAAATTATTACCTCCGAGTAGTGGCCTGATCACCACTGCTCCTTTTTATCTAGTGTTATAACAATTAAAGGAACACAAAATGACAGAAACAACAAAAGTATCTAGCCTTAAATCTCTATTAGTGCCAAGTAAAGCAGTTGAGATTGAATATCCTGGTATGCCAGGATTTATGATTGACGTAGTATTTCTTGCAAGGGAAACTCTAGTTAACATTCGTAAAAAAGCTACTAAGACTACTTTTAAAAATAGACAGCCTGTAGAAGAACTTGATGATAAGTTATTCTTACAGTTGTATGTAAATGCCTGTATTAAGGGGTGGAAAGGGCTTACTTTAGCCTACTTAGACCAGCTAGCCCCCGTAGATTTAACTGGGCAAGACCTTGCAACAGAACTTGAGTACAACCAAGACAATGCGCTATTCTTAATGCAGAATTCTGCTAATTTTGATGGCTTTATTAGTGACACGGTTACAGACCTTTCAAATTTCACGAAAGCCAGTACGTCGAAGTAAATAGACAATTATCACTATATTTTCAAAATAGCGAACTTGGTATGACCAAAGATGCTTATTTGGAAATGTGTGATACACTAGGATCCGAACCCCTAGAAGAAGAAATTCCTGTTGAGTATGAGGATTTACATACCGAAGTGCAACAAGCCTTTAGTATATACAGTAAACTTCGAGACGACTGGGACGGAATGAGCGGTACCTACATGGGTAAGCACTTTGAAGGGATCCTAGATATGTTTATAATACTAGAAGTACCGGCGGAAGATCACAAGACTATGCTAGAGTTAGTTGATATTATAGATAAGCATAGGTCTAAAGTAATTAGCGATAAAAAGCCAAAGCCTACTAAGAAATAGTAAAAGCCCCTATTAGAAATAATAGGGGCTTTTTATTGGTCTGTAAATTTACACCTTGACAGGTCTATCGTATAGTGCTATAATGGAGTAGATAAAATTAATGACAGCATTTTTTCTGTGCTGACATATAGGAGAAAACATGGCTGATACAATTACTAATATACGCGCTGTAGTTAAAGTAGATAACCTAGATAAAGCGGCTAATGCTGCTAAAGGGTTTAGAACAGACTTAGAGCAAGGCGCTAAGGCTGTTAATACTATAAAAATGCCTGCCTCTGCTCTTAGTCAGGCAACTGTAATTCCAGGTGCTGCTGCTATTAATAGCGCCAGACCTAAAGGGTCGGCATCAAATCCTGTAGTAGGGGAATCAAAGAGTTATCGTAGTGTTGGAGCAGGAGCGGGAACAGGCTCTGCATCTAGCGATTTTGCCGCACAAGCATCTGGTTTGGGCGGACTTGTTCACGTCTACGCTACATTCGCTGCTAATATATTTGCAGTAGGCGCCGCTTTTACTGCTTTAAGTAAGGCAATGGATACTACTAATTTGATTGCTGGGTTGGACCAACTAGGGGCTGCTACTGGTAGAAACTTAGGTAGTATGGCTAAACAGATGGTTAAGGTTACTCAAGGAGCTATGTCAATGTCACAGGCAGCTACATCTACGGCTATGGCTGCAGCTGGTGGTATGAGTAATACTCAAATGCTTAGAATGGCTAAAGTAGCACAACAAGCTTCCTTAGCACTAGGTAGAGATTTGCCTGATTCTATGGAACGTCTAACTAAAGGTATTATTAAAAGCCAGCCGGAACTTTTAGACGAACTAGGTATTATGACCCGTATGATACCAGCTCAGCAAGCATACGCAGAAAAAATTGGTAAAACAGTTACAAGCCTAACTACGTTTGAAAAGCAACAAGCATTTACTAATGCAGTGCTAGAGGAAGGTGAGCGTAAGTTTAAAGCTATTGAACTTAACTCAAACCCTTATAGTAAAGTACTTGCTAGTATACAAAACTTAACTCAATCCGGGCTAGAACTAGTTAATAAAGTTCTAGGACCACTAGTAGAAATTCTATCATCAAATCCTACAGCTTTAGCCGGAGTATTAGGCCTAATAGCCGCTACTCTATTAAAACAAGCCATTCCTGCATTAGGTATGATGAAGGAAAATGCTAAAGCTGCCGCCGAACAATCAAAGTTACTAGCAGTTACTAAAGCTTCCGAAGCTAAAAAGGGGTATAAGGCTGAGGCCTTAGCGGCAAAACAAGCTGCAGTAGATATTGCTAATACAGAACTGGAAAAAGCTAAACAATTAAGTACTACTGCAAAAGCAGCAGCAGCAGAACGCGTAAAACTAGCTGAACAGGAAAAAATACGTAAAATTGCTGATGCAGATAGAGCTTTACAGATTGCTAAAAATAATGCTGAACGTGTAGCAGAAATTAAAAACAATGAACTAGACACTCTTCAGGCAAAGATGGAAGCTCTAGCGAAAAAAGAAGAAGCGCTTTCAAAAAATAAAAAAGCAAGTACATTAAAGATACTTAAAGATCCAAACGTACAGAATGTTAAGCCGGAGCAGATTGATAAGATGCTAGCAACAGCTAAAGGTTTAGAAACTAAAGCTATTAATGCTAATTTAGCCGCTAAGCAGGCAGCTTTAGCAGGGGATAAAGCTAGTGCAGCAAGTAATGAGGCTTTATACCAAACATACAAAAAGTCTTCTACAATGCAGCGAGAGTATGCTGCCGCAGTAATAGCTGCTAGAGAAGCACATGCAAGCTATATGAAGTCCCAAGATGCTGCATCAGCAGTTCATGCAGCAGAATCATACAAAGCCTCAAAAGTAATACTACAAGCACGTGAAGAAGAAGCTAGAGCAATAGCAGATTCTGATAAAGTAGTGAAAAGCTCTGAAGCTGCAAGATTACAGGCGCTAGCTAAAGTAGCTGAGGCAGAAGAACAATTTAATAAGACAGCTAAACAGAATGAAAAATGGTACATTGCTGGAAACCAAACACGTGTTATTGCTGAACGTGCTCTTTTAAAAGCTACTACCGATAATATTCTAGCACAGACGGCACAGACTGCTTCGACAAAAGGATTCTTTGCAGCATGGAAAGAAGGTCAAGCTGAAATAGCTAAAGCTAAATTAGGCTCTTCTGAAATGATTAAGATACCCGTACTAGATAGCTTTGGTAAACAGGTTATGGAAAATGGGGTAGCAGTTACTAATCTTGAGAAGATTATAACTCCTCCAATGGGCAATATTAGAGCTTTGTGGACTAGCCTTAAAGTTGGTATTGGGGCTGCTACTACGGCTATAGGTACCTTTCTAAACTTTGCTGGTCCATGGATTCAAATTATTGGTTTAGCTGTAGTAGCTTTCGAGATGCTAGATTCATGGCTTACTAGTTCCGCTAAAGAATTATCTGCATTTTCAGAAAGCTCAGATACAGTAAAATCTTCTTTAGCTAATGTATATAAAACTTTAGAGGCAATAAATAAGAAAGACTTAAAAGACTTTTTGAGTATTGAGTCTTTACAAGCTAAAGCTAACGCTCTTACTGATTTATCTGCATCTGTAACAAAATTAGTATCAGATTATTCTAATCTTATAGCTACACAAAATGTATGGGATAAAGCTATAGACGGGTTTATGTCAGGAATGTTTGGTAAAGGGTCTGTAGATAAACTAAGAGTGAATTTATCTAATTCTATAGTATCTGCTCTAAAAGCTGCTGAAAGTGGGCCTGCAAAAGACCAGGCAATTAAAACTTTAAAGAACTTATTAGGCGAAAAAGTAGACGTATCTAATCTTAAAGCAATTGATGAAGCTCTATTCAATTTAGATGAGGCATCGGTATCTAATGCTTTACGTACAATTCCAGATGTACTCCAAAACCTATCTAGAGAATCAGCAAATGCTGCTGCTCCTTTAACAGCCTTTGCTCAATCCCTATTGGATATTAGTAAACAGTCAACGGTAATGACTAATGCTCTAATACCTCGGGATGACTTTAGTAAAATGGGTATGGAGATAGCAAAAACTTCTAAGTTTATGGAAGAGTCTTTAAAAGCAGGACCTATTGAAGCACTATTAACACTAGAAAAGTTATCTGGAAATATACAAGCGTTATCTTTCTTACCTAAAGGAACTGCTGAACAATTAGGTTCCGCTAGTAAAGAATTAAAAAGATTAGCCGAGAGCATAAGTGCTCTACAAAAAACCAAACAAGAAGCCAGTGCTAATATGGATACTAATACAACTATCATATCTGATAATAAGGGTTTTGGTATGGGGTATAGTGATAGATTAGAGAAAACTAGAGGAGCAGAGACTGGTTTAAAAGCTGCACAAGATGTATATAACATAACCGTACAAAGATTAAAGAAAGAAGAAGATGCAGCCGCTGCAATACGTAAAGAGTATGAAAACTTACCAGAGCAGTTTGCTCAGTCATCCTTCAAACTTTTAGCAAAAGGATTAGCCGTAGCAATGAATGACTCTGCTGTTAATAGCGCTAAAGGCTTTTTAAGTATTATGCAGCAAGGGGGTTCAAACGTAGAGTCAGAGCTTATTGGTTTAGAAAAACAACAGATTTCAGGACAAATAGCTTTAATAAAGTCTAATTTTAGTATTGTAGAACAACAGGCTAGATTAGCTGCTACAATAGAAAAAAATAGTTTAGTGCAAGAACAAGCAAATCTACTAGAACAAGCCAAAAGCCCTATTAGTAGTGAAACTAATAGGGACGCACTATACAAGAAGATAGAGGCTATTCAAAAGGCTCTAGATTCTAACACCTCTAAGTTTAGTATTATAAATGATGGTGGAAAATCTGCTAGTGTGGACGCATCAAAAGGTGTAGCCTCTCCTGCAACACTTGCTGCAATGAAGGATATGGAAGGGTATATGACTGCACTATTTGGTATGTGGGGTCAGATTGCAGGAAAACAGTCTGAACTATACGTACTAAACCTTAAACAGATGGTAGCTGAGAAAAATGAGTTAGTAATAGCTGATGAAAGAATATTATCTGCTAGAAGCAGAGATCTAACAAATCAAAAAACCTTGCTAGATATGCAGAAGGGTAATGCTACATATGTAAGTAGTGAACTAGCTAGTAAATTAGCTAAAAATGCTGCAGATAGTATAGATACTAAATTAGCTCTAGATAGCTTAAATATTAGAAAGCAACAAAATGCTAATTCCGTTGCTTTAGAAGACTCTTCCAAAAGATTACTTAATTCTAGTGGCAAAACAAATGCAAAAGAATTAGAACACAATAAATTAATTAAAAGCACTATTAGCTATCTAGATGAACAAACTAAATCTATGAAAGAAACAGCGGAATTAGATAAAAGTAAATTAGATATAACAGTAATACAAGCTAACGAACTAGCCAAAATAACCTATGAAAAGGGCATTCAAGCTTCTATAGATGCAGATAGATTTAATACCGATAAAGAAAGCTTAAGTACTAAACAATCTCAGTTAAAGTTTTTAATGGACATAGGTGCAATAACTGCACAAGAATATACACAAAGACAAGCTATACTAGAACTAGAACAACAAAGTTTAGTTTATGCTAATGATAAACAGCTAGCCGCAGATAAGTATAATTCTGATATGCTAGCCAAAGGTATAGCTTTAGCTAATACTGTACAAGCAAATCCAAACGCGGATACCAGTGTACAGGTTCAGCAAATAAATGACACTGCCGCAGCCTACGAAAGACAACTAGCTTTACTAGACCTGATTTACGCTAATAAAACCAATATTATTGAAAGAGATAAAACCCAAAAGTTACTAGTAGACGCTCAAAACGAGGCTATGACTAAAATGGTGTCTCTAACAGAAGTACTTGCTAACGCCTTTGGAGACGTAGGTGCAGCGATTGGTACAATGGGGCAAGAGGTTCTAAAATTTAATGCTATAGATGAGCAATTAGCTGTACGTAGAACTGCACTTACTGAACAATACAAACAAGAAACTATAGAAGCTGAAAAAGCAGTAGCGGCTGCTAGACTAGAATTTGCAAATGCAGGTGGGGATAATGGTAATACTGAAGCTTTAACTGCTGTGGAAGAGAAAGCTAATAGAGCTAAAGCAGCTGCTGATAAAAAATACTCTAAAGATAAGGAAACATTAGATAAAAAAGTATTAGCAAATGAACTAAATGCTATAAATAAAACAGCTGGAGCCGCTAAGAAAATGTTTGCAGAAAAAACTGCTGCATATAAAATACTTGACGGTATTGAAAAGGCTAGCGCAGCATACAAAGCTGCAATGGACTTAAAAGAACTAGCAATGGATATGAAAAAATTTGCTGTTCGTATTGGTCTTATGGAGTCTGAAACAGTAGCTAATACAGCACAACAAACATTTATTATGTCAGAACGTGCTGCAGCAGCAGCAACAGATATAGCTATAACAAGTTCCACAGAAGCTACTAAAAACGCGACCAAAACCCCCGGTGTATTCATGACCTTTTTAGAATGGTTAGGGCCTCCGGGCATGGCAGCAGCAGCAGTAGCTATAGCTGCAGTACTTGGATCCTCTGGAGGGTCTTCTACTGTATCTACAGTAGGCATGACCGCAGAAGACATGCAACAATCTCAGGGTACTGGGCAAAGCTGGCAAGATGGCAAGCTTGTAGACAACGGTGGTGGAGTATTTGGTGACTCAGAGGCAAAATCCCAATCAATTGCTAATTCATTATCAATTTTAGAAGCTAATTCTATAGAAGGTTTAAGCTTTGCCAATAAACAAACAGACTTACTAGCAAAAATTAATGATGGTATTAAAGGGGTAGCAGAAGCTGCCTATGGAGTACAAGGTATTAGAACGGGATCTGGCTTTGGTACTACTGAAAAGAGTACAAATAATCCAGGATTTCTAGGGTTATTTGCAAGCTCTAGTTCTACTTCTATTATCAATGCGGGTATTAAGTTAGTAGGTACGTTTGAAAGTTTAGGAGTTGCCGGGGACGGCCTAATTCAACAATTTGAAACTGTTCAAAATACTAAGACTAGTTCAGGTATATTTGGAATAGGGGCAAGCTCAAAAACCTGGGTAGATAATAATTTAAAACCTTTAGAGGAAAAAGCTGCTAATGCTATTAGAGAAACATTTAGTTTTATGGGTGAGCTACTAGTAGATAGTGGAGAATCTATAGGGTTAACCGTAGGGGAAACTTTAGCTAGAATAAACTCTTTAAATATAGATATATCCGCGTCTCTTAAAGGACTAACAGGTTCAGAATCTACCGAAGAATTAAACGCTGTGTTTAGTAGTATTTTAGACGATGCATACGCTAAGCTAGCCCCTAGCCTTAAGAAATTTAGGAACTTTGGTGAAGGAATGGCAGAAACGTTTACTAGAGTAACAAGTGATTTTGATAAAGTAAATTTAGCTTTTGAATCCATGGGCCTTAGCACTATAGGATTTACGGAAATAGCTAGTAAAGCTACTTCCGAAATGCTTTCTGCACAAGCAACAGCTGAGCAAGCTATGATTGCTGCAAAGAACGCAGTTCCTAAATTCGCATTAAACGTAGAAAATATAATGTCTAGCGAAAATAATGGTGTATATAAGCCTATGGATAATAGTGCCGAAATAGACGCTGCAAATACGCTAGTCGCTGAAACTGCTGAAAAATACAGACTAGCTACTGAGGTAGTAAACGAAGCTAACGCTAGTATGACTACTAAAGGATACGATGTATCCGAAGCTATAAGCAAAGCGGCTGGTGGGCTAGATAAGTTTCAGCAAAGTGCCCAGCTATTTGCTGAAATATTCCTTACTGAAGGTCAAAGATTTGATATAGCTAGATCAAAGTCTACAGATAGAATGGCAGAAATAGGTAGTTCGAATGATTATGTAAAAGACCTATTTAGAACTATATCTGAGGGTAACGACTCACTAATTAATACTAAAGATGAATATTACGCTGTGGTGCAGGCTGCGCAGGCATCTGCTAATGTTGCAGTAAATGCTAATGACAAAGTAGGTAAAGCACAGCAAGAAGCTGCTGTTGCTGCGTATACTGCACTTATGGACCCTGCATTATTAAATGGTTTTAATAATATATGGGAAAATCAGAAAGAATCAGCTCAAAGTGCTTACGACTTACAAACTAGATTAATGAGAGCTCAAGGGGATGAGGCGGGAGCCTTAGCAAGAGAACTATCTACATCTAGACAGCAGGAAGTACAGGATGCTATAGACGCAGGCCTAATATTAGACGCTACCTCACATAAACTAGTATTTCTAGCAGAGGATGTGGCTAGTTTTATTGACACAATAGGTATGTCTGCTAGTAACTTATCAGGTATACTTTCTAGTGCTATTAAAGATGCCACCTCTGCTGAGGATGCTAGGAAAAAAGCTTCTGATGCTACTAAAGATGCTATATCTAATGCACTAATAGACGCAATGTCAGCCCAAATAGTTGGGGTAGTAATGACAGGCATTATAACCCCAATGATGACTAATTTAGTAGGGTCTAGTGTACTAGCTGGTACTAATCTTGCTACTGGATCTATGATAGCTGGTACTAACTTAGCTGTTGGGTCTACAGTAGCAGGTACTAACCTAGTAACAGGAGCTACTGTAGGGGCTACCAACATAATGACAGGAGCTACTGGAAGTGCAGCAGCTATGGCATTAGGCGGTACTGTAGCAGGTCAAAATGTTTATGATTCTTCAGTAGATGCTGCTAATGCTACAGAAGATGCTGCAGAAAACGCCTACACTAATTTAACTAATGGTGGGGCAGGTGCTGCAAAAGATATAGCTAAAGGGGCAACAGCTTCCGCAAATACTATAATAACTACAGCAAATAATACTAATGAAGCAGTAGCTAGCACTGCTAACTCGGCTTCTTCTGCAATTAGCGAAGCTTCTAATACTTTATCAAATATAGCAGGAGCAGCTATAGCTGCAGCCAATGGAACTGAATTTACTCCTACAGAAGCACCAGACCCTATAGTAATTACTACTACTAAAATTGAAGCTATTATTGATAATTGGGAAAGAGTACTAGGGGATCCTAAATTTATAGAGTTTATAGGCTCCACTATACCTGATTTATTTGGAGATATGGGAGCTGCAGGATACGAGACGTTTAGTGGTACAGATATGCTACCAACAAATACAGACGATACTAAAAAGGACGCAGCTGATGAGAAGAAATATGGGGAAGAGTACGACAAATTATTAGAAGCTCTCAAGAAAGATACTGAAAAATTTGAGGAACAATTCAAAGAATTAGGTAAAGGTAAGTTTCAAGCAACTATGGATGCATTAACTAAAGCTACTGAAGATAAGCTAACCGAAGCAACTGCTTTAGCAGTACTTGCGGGTAAAAATACCGATGAAGCTACTGCAGCTGTAGGTAGATGGAGCAAAGCTCAAAAAGATTACTTAGTAGGGCAGCAGAAACAAACGATACTAGACGAAATTAATAGTTTAACTCTAACAAGAGCTCAATTACTAGAAAAAGAACGCGCTGATATTGATGAGGCTAATTTAACCGAATTTGACAGGCTACAGTTAATTAAAGAAAATAATAGAATAAAAGACCTAGAACTAGAGTTACTAAATGTACAGGGAAGAACCCATGAAGCTTTACTAATCACAAGAGAAAAAGAACTTGCAACACTTACTGAAGCTGAAAAACTTACAAAACAAAAAATATACGATGCGCAAGATTTAGCTAAAACGCAAGATTTACAAATATCTTTAATGGAACTAGAAGGTAAAGGACAGGAAGCAACCTTACTTAATAGAAAGAAAATACTAGTAGGATTATCTGCTACGGATGCTGCAACTCAAAACCAAATATGGATCAATGAAGATTTAAATAAGGTTAAAGGTCTAGAAGTAGAGCTTATGCAGGAACAAGGCCTTACGTACCAAGCCTTACTAATAAGTAGGGAACAAGAACTATTTAATCTATCTGAAGCCGAGAAACTCGTAAAACGCAAAATATACGCAGAGCAGGACTTAAATAAAACCGCAGAACTACAATCCCAATTATTAGTTTTAGAAGGTAAGGCAAAAGAAGCTACTCTGTTTACTAGACAGAAAGAGTTAAGGGCCCTATCCGCTACAGATGCCGCTATTCAAAATAGAATCTGGATGTTACAGGATGAAAAGGACAATCTAGATAAAACAAATAATCAACAAGTAGAAATATTAAATCTATTAGGAAAATCAGCTGAGGCTTTAGCTATTACTAGAATTGCAGAGTTAGACGCTATGGATGAATCTTTAAGACCACGTCAATTATACTTATACGCCTTACAGGACGAAGCTGCTATACGTGATAAGCTAAAAAGCAATCTTAAATCTAATGTGGATAGTTTAAAGGGATTTATTAAATCATTAAAAGAAGCTAAGGATTCACTACTATTGGGTGATAAATCTATATTAACACCTGCACAAAAATATGCAGAAGCTAAATTACAAAAAGATATAGTTGTAGCTGCCGCTACTGCTATAGCTATAACAGAAGAAGATATAGCAAAACGAGACGAAGCTATCGGTAAATTACCTGGTGTAACAGATGCATTCTTAGACGCATCAAGAACATTATATGCTAGTTCTGAACAGTATACTCAGGATTTTAATTCTGTTCTAGCTATACTAGATAGTACAAGGTCCAGTCTTGAAGCTCAATTAACAGATGCAGAACAACAGCTAAATGCTCTTAGTACCATAGAAGAAAACACTTTTAATTCAAATGAATTACTTGCACAACTACTAGTAGCTCAAACTAGTACTGCTAGCGCCTTATTAGCATATATTACCTCAGGTACTGGAGTAATAGATTCTACAGGTACTAGCGCCCCGGTAATGCCCCATTCAGTAGATACTTTAGGTACTATGCCTCCAGTAATTACAGATACTGGTACTACTGGAGCAGTAATTACAGATACAATGGCTTCGAGCATTGAAGACATATACCAAAGCGTTTTTCATAGAGCTTCTGACCCAGGGGGTAAAGCCTACTGGGTAAATAGAGCTAATTCTGACATGTCATTAGCAGAAATTGAAGAAGCTATTAGAGCACATCCAGAGGCTAGGGTTCAAGTCCTATATGATAAGTTAGCCGGAGAATCCGTTCCAGGAGATAGGGCTGGGCTAGACTACTGGATAGCTGAAGTTAATTCAGGAAAGTCAAAAGCAGATATTATCAAAGCTTTTGCGTATTATGCTGTACAAGTAGATCCTATTAACTCAACTAAACTAGCTAAAGATATAGCTAGTGGGGCGCTATCAGTAGTTCCTGAAATACCTGGATTTGCTAAAGGCGGTCTAGCTAGTGGAGTAGCAGTAGTCGGCGAAAGAGGGCCTGAGTTGGTAGACTTCGCAACCCCTTCGCGAGTGTACAGCAACAAAGCTAGTAACGATCTATTAAATACACGTGAACTTGTAGAAGAAATCAGAAATCTAAGAAAAGAAGTAATACAATTAAGAAAAGAACAGCAAGAACAAACAGGACATTTAATTGCATCTAACTATGATGCAACCAATAAAGCATCGGATAACGTAGCTAAAGCTACGGAAGACGCCGCTAAGTTAGCAGCATGGAACCAACGTTCTATGCTAAAATTAGCATAAACAAAGCCCGAAAGGGCTTTGTTTATCTTATATTAACTAGGTATATAAGATAAACAAGGAGAATAAATGACATACAGTCAAGCATGGTTAGAAGACCCAGCAGCTATACGTGGTATACTAGTAGAACTAATGGTTAGTATAAATGGAGCAGTAGATATACCTATTTATATATCTAATATTGGTTATCTTACAGAAGACTCTATAACATCTTTCAATCCAGTAATTACTGGAAGTCTATCAATATCAGAAAGCCTATCTATAGATGGTGGAGTATCAATGTCTTTCGGAGATATTTCAGTCTCTAATCCTAATGGTGATTTAGATATATGGTTAGACAGTAGCTATATATGGACAAATAGATCTATTAAAGTATACGTAGGAGACCCTAGGTGGCCTCTTACAGATATATCACAAATAGATGATATATTTTTAAATGTATTTAGTGGAGTAATAGCAGGAGTAGATAGTTCTTCTAGAGATACTTTAAATATTAAGATAAGAGATAAACTAGAGAAGCTAAATTGTCCTATATCTGAAAATAAAATAGGTAATACTTACTACGGTAATACAGGTGATACTCAGACAAATCAAAAAGAAATTCGACCTTTAATACTAGGAGAAGTATTTAATATAGAACCACTTATATACGATCCTAGTGTACTTAAATATATGTTTAATGATGGTACTTCTGAACGACTAATTGAAATTAGAGATAACGGAGTACCTCTGGCCTTAAGTACTCCAAATGCAGTAGATCTAACTACTGGGATACTAACATTAGGCCACCCACTAGTAGGTACTATTACTGTATCTGTACAAGGATTAAAAAAGTCTATTAATTTAGATACTGGGGAACTAGAACCTATCTATGTAAATAATATTGCTAATATTATTGCCGTATTAGTTACACAGTATGGTAAAAGTAGTACTACTTTTATAGATAAGCTAACATACTTAGATATTGATTTACCTAATTTTGCGGCTTTTGCTATAGCCAATCCACCGCCCGTAGGTATATTTATTAATAGTAAAGAGAACGTACTAGATGTATGTCAGCAATTAGCTGGCAGCATAGGTGCTCAAGTATATATGAATAGACTAGGTAAATTGCAGTTAATAAGGTTAGGTGATAGAATCATTCCTGCAGATATTATATCAGTACCAAGTATTTTACCTCCTATAAATATAACAGATACAGATATACTGCACCATTCCTTATATATCTCTAGGGTAACTGAAGTAGCTGCAATTAAAAAGGTAGCTTATTGTACTAATTATACTGTACAAGAGGGACTACAGACTGGTATACCAGATGAGCACAAAAAGATATTTGAAACAGAAACCTTATCTGAAGATAATATTGACGAAATAGTAGCTAGAAATTATAGGCTAGTAACAGAAGCCGAGCCTATACCAAGTTTATTAATTAGCAAGATCGATGCAGAAAATGAAGCTTTACGATTAAATAATTTATTTAAAATTCAGCATACAGTATATAAATTTAAAGGTACAAGTAAACTTATGTCTTTAATTCTAGGGCAAGAAGTTTATTTATATCATAGTAGGTTTGGATTATCTGAAGGTAAGGTAGGTCAAGTTATATCTTTAGCTCCAGACTGGGCTAATAGTACTATAGAAGTAGAGGTATTTATTTAATGGCAATTATTCAAAATGAAAATGATAAAATATTACAGGCATCTACTAATAGGTTAACCGCAGTAGCGGTAGCTCTAGAGCCCTCCTCTACTGTATTTATTAAGTCTAGAAATATAGCAGGCACTAAACCTACTTCTATAGAGTTAAAGACTGCGATTACTGGGTATAATAATACACCTGACTATAAATGGGAATATAGACCTACGCTATTAAGTACATGGACTACTATGCCTGCTGCTACTGCAGCAGCTTTATCATATAGCGTATTTAACACTCAAAGAGGTGAATCTAATGGTGTAGAATATAAGGTCACTACTAGTAAAAGTGGGTGGGAGGAAGCATCAGATCAATCTACTATAGAGTATAAATCCACATCTAATGATTTGCCAGTAGTTACTATTAGTAGGCCTAGCATTTCCTTACCAGCTAGTGGCGAAGGAGTATGCGATTATAGTAATACTGCAACAGTAATTACTGTAACTATTGATAAAGTATCTTTAACCTACAATAACGTATTAGGACCTAATACGTTTAATGTAGTTGCTAGTGTAAGTAGGGGTACTGCTACATTAGGTATAAATACAGATGGATCTTTTGGTAGTATTAGCGGTATGAACGGTACTCCTTTAACCGCTACTGCTGAAATTACTTATACTGTTACCAGCAGAGACGTAGATAATAATGAGAAGGTAGATGTAATTAAACAAACTATTAGTAAAGTTGCTAGTGGTACTGCGAGTACTATCACATACTTATCTGCTACAGCTGATACAATAGTAAAAGATGCTGTAAGTGCTGCTCAATCAGGTAAACACTCTACTACACTGGTAAGAGGTTATTCAAAGACAGGAAACTCGTTAGCTCAACTGTATGGGTATGTTAGCACACAATTAGGTAGCAAAGCTGTTGGAAATAGGATAAACTCCTCAAATATATTAGATACACCCATTTCAGACAGTGAAAATATTTTAGATGTAACATATAAATTATATGCAACTGTATCTAGTACTGAAGTGCTAGATACAGAAATAATACCCATACTATTTAAAAACTCTAATAGTATCGTTGTTAATCTAACTAATGACTCTTGCTCTATACCTGTAAATTCTAGTAATACTGCAGGTGTATATACTAATGCTGGTACTGATATTCATGTATATCAAGGTGCTACTGAGCTAGTTTACGATACCTTAGGTACTATAGCTGGTACATGGAAAATATCTAGTAATACTAGTGGTACTACGGGAATTAGCCCTGGTTCGTTATCTAGTTCTACAAGTTTGATAAAATATGCAATTGCTGCTAGTCCTAGTAATATAACTGCCGCAGTAGCTACTATTAGGTATACTATTACAGGAACAGATTTAAAAGGTGTAGCATTTAGCGTAACTAAAGACCAGACATTCAGCAGAATTGCCGCAGGTATTGATGCTGCTATAGGTCAATTAAGTAATGATAGTCATGTATTACCAATACTAGTAAGCGGTACCCCTAATTATGTAGGATGCAATACTACAATGACTGTAAGTGTGGGGGCAAAGGATGATTCTAATAATTGGACTTTTATACCTACTACATCTACTGGAGTTATTTGCAGTAGTACTAATTCTGGTAGAACTCAGACTATATCTCAGGTAACAGCTGCATTAAGTACAGTTACTATAGTAGCTAAACATAAACAGTATGTTTATTCAGATGTAACCTGTATATTTACTATTACTAAAGGTCAGGCTGGAGGTATAACCGCTAATTTAAGTAACGATACACACGTAGTACCAGTAACTACTGCAGGTGTAGCAGATTATACTGGATGTAATACTACTATGACAGTATATGTAGCAGGTATTGATGATTCAACTAACTGGAACTACGTAGTTACTACTTCTACTGGAGTTATTTGCAGTAGTACTAATTCTGGTAGAACTCAAACTGTATCCCAAGTAACAGCTGCAGTAAGCACCGTTACTATAGTAGCTAGTAAAGCTAATTATAGTGATATTACTTGCATATTTACTATTACTAAGGCTAAGCAAGGGGATACTGGAGCTAAAGGTGACGAGGCTACAAAGGCTGTAACACTATCTATATTTAAGTGGGCTGCCTCTACACAAACAACTTCTAGTGTGCAGAGTACGCTTACCTGGTCTACAAATACTGCAACCCCAATACCTTCTGGCTGGGATACAGCAGCAATTACATCCCCAGGATCCGGGTACACACTATATATGTGGTCAGTCACAGTAACTGCACTAGCTTCAGTTACTAGTACTACTTTTAACTGGAGTACTGGTAGTATTGGTAGTATTGGTTATAGACAGGATGGTAGTATAGGTATACAAGGTGCCGGAGCTAGAAAGGCATACACAGTGGTAACTTCTACTCCACCTGCTGCTTCTGGAACACCAATAGGTGTGCCAGTTACTATAGGAGGAGATGCGGGACCTGGAAGTATATGGAGTACTACGTTACCTACAGTATCTACAAGTACTGCTAGTACTACGTATACTTTATGGGTAGTAGATGGAAATTATTACCCTAGTGGTAGCCCAAGTTACTCTAATCAAACTGTATGGGGTTCACCTTATTTAGCTACTTTTAAAGTAGATTCTTTACAAGCAGTAAGTGCAAATGTAGGGGTGCTTAATATAGCTTCTGGTGGAAATATTCACTCAGGAAAAGCTAGTTCTGCTGATGATACAACTGCAGGATTTTTTCTAGGTAATGATAGTGGTACCCCTAAGTTTTCCGTAGGTAGTTCAGCTAAATACCTAACCTGGAATGGTACTGACTTAGATATTAAAGGGGCTATCAAAGGCGATAGTAGTATTGATATTACTGGTTCTGCAATTTTTGGTGGAGTATACTCTGGTAGCTATGCACCTTCCGGACACTCTGTCGCACTTTCTGCTAATCCTAATAGTACAGCAAATGCGGGTATATACGCTAGATCTGGGTCTGCCTCTAGTATGGCAGTTTGGGCTTCTGGAGCAGCTCTAGGTAGTACTGGAGTATATGCTACTTGTACTAGTACTGGTACAGCAGGTAAATTTTATCCAAATGCTGGTGGAACAGGGATTTCTTCAAATGGACCATCAGATTTCGGTACTATAAGGTGTGACGCTGCTGCAGGAGTAGTGCCTATAAGCGTTACTTATTCTACTACAATGTGTACTAATTTAAATGCTAATTATTTAGGTGGAAAGTTAGCGAGTGCATTTTCATTAACTGGTCATAACCACTCAGGCGTATATGCTACAGCAACACATAACCATATTGGAGTATATTGTAATGGAGCTTTAACTGACGCTGGGTATACTGGCGTTAATGCAACTAGTGGATTAACTTTTACAAGTAGCACTATAAGTGGATACAGGTTTAGTAGTGTAGTAGGTAGTGCTACAGTTAGATATGAGGCTACTTCAGATAGAAGATTAAAGGAGGCAATAGTACCTGAAAAACTTGGTATAGAATTTATACTTAAACTAAAGCCTGTAAGGTATAAACTACGTACTGGGCCTATAGATTTTCATGGATTTATTGCGCAAGATTTAGACGATATAGATTTAGATAGTACTAATGATAGCCTAAGGATAACAAACGAAGATGGTACTAGAGGTATAGACTATGTATCTTTAATATCTCCAATAGTAAAAGCTTTACAGGAATTAACTAGTAAAGTTAGTATTTTAGAAGTAGAATTACAGGAGCTAAAGAATGGCAAATTATAAAGAAACAAATTTATCTGGAACTAGCTGGGTACGCTGTTGTAATATTAATATTACAAATCCTAGTAGAGAAGTTAATACTTCAAATAAGGCTGTAGCAGTATTTCAAGAAGAAAAACTTATAAATATTGATGGTACAAGTAGTATATTACCCTACGGTAACTGTGTTAAGTACTTCGACCCTACCAACGGTATTATACCTCTTAGAAACCCTTACACGGGAGAACTAACTGGTACAAACATACCACATGCAGAGTTATACGTAATTTTATACAGTCTATATTTACAAACAGCAGAAGAAAGAGATGCTACTCAAGTAGCACAAGCATAAAAAATTTTATACTTGCGCGATATTAGCTAAAGTGATATAATAGTTAAAAATGTACCTGGGAAGGAAAAAATGGCAAGAAATAATTTAAGAATTATATACCAAAATGTAGTTGACGCTAGTTCAACTACATTTTCTGCATCCAGTACTGCAGGTACAACTAACGTAGCTAATCTCAAGAAAGACACTAAATCCCTAGTATGGAGGTCAAACGGAAAGTCTAGTGAGACTATTACAGTAACTTTCACTCAGTCTATTATAGGTGGTATCATACTACCTTTTTGTAATCTTAGCAGTACAGCTATACTTACAGTTCAGATATATACTGGAGCTTCTTTACTAAAAACCTATAGTACTACAGCCTGTCCCTATTCAGGGCTAGGCTTATGGGACTGGGGGGTATTACCCCTAGGTTCTAATAGCTACTCTTATGGTGGTGGTGCATATGGTAGAATATGGTTCACCGAGGGTCAAATTTCTTGTAATAAGTTAGTTATTACTATTAATGATTCGAATAATGCTTCCTCTTACTTAGAATTATCAAGATTAGTTATAGGTAGTTATTGGTCTCCGCTGTACAATACTGAATTCGGTCTATCAACAAGTATGAAAGATCTTAGTGAACACACTCGTACAGAGTCAGGAGATCTTCAAACTAATAGAGGTATTAGGTATAATACTATGAACTTTGACTTAAAATACTTAAATGCTGCTGATAGGTTATCTATTACACAAATTATGCGCGGTAGTGGGATTCCAAAACCTTTATTTATTAGTTTATTTCCAAATGACGAAGATTCAAATAAAGAACAGTCTCATCAAATATATGGTAAACTATCTCAATTAGGGGATATTACACATCCAATCTTTAGTATGTATAGTACTAGTGTTGATATAGAGGAGATTTAATGACAGTTTTTTATTCTGGTCAAACTGATTATATAGATATACTTAATACTTTGGCTACTGCTAGTCAAATAGCGGGAATAGGTACAAACTTAGCAACTATCGATAGTAAAGTAGCCGAAGTCTTAAATAGTGCTACTAGTGCGTCCAGTTCTGCTTCTAGCGCTTTAAATAGTGCAACTACTGCTAGTCAGTATGCTACTATATCTACTAATAAAGCTGCAGCGGCACTTACTAGTGAAGCAAATGCACTAGTAAGTGCTACTACTAGTACTACCAAGGCTAATGAGGCCAGTACTAGTGCTTCTACTGCTAGTAGTGCTGCAACTAGTGCTAATGTAGCAGCCACTAGTGCCTCAGCTAGTTTAAGTTCTGTCAATCAAATATTTGATACCTTTGATGATAGATTTTTAGGGGCAAAAGCATCCGACCCAACTCTAGATAATGATGGGTTTCCTATACTAGCAGGAACCGTTTACTATAATACTACTCTAAGCAGTGTAAAATTTTATAATGGTAACAATTGGGATGCTCCTGCTTCTAGTGCAACCGCTAGTGCTACTGCAGCATTAGCATCTGCAAATGCTGCAAAGGCTTCTGAAGTAGCTAGTAGTGCTTCGGAAGTTTCTGCTAACAGTTCAAAAATTGCTTCAAAAGTATCTGAAGATGCCTCAAAAGTTTCTGAATTAGCCGCGAAAGCTTCAGAGATTAGCGCTAAAGCATCTGAGATAGTAACTGTAGATAAAGCAACTATATCTACAGTTAACGCTAATAACACAGTAGAGCTGTATAATAATTTTATTAGTAAGTATTTAGGAAATAAGTCTTCAGGCCCATTACTAGATAATAATAATAATACTTTATTATTAGGAGCTATGTACTGGAATACTACTACTAATGAAATGAATACGTGGTCAGGTAGTATATGGGCTCCAATACAGTCTATATCTGCATCTATATCTGCCAACTACTAAAGCCGCAGAAGCAGCTATATCTGCTACTACTGCTACTAATCAAGCGGCTTTATCAACTACTAAAGCAGCAGATGCTGCTACATCTGCTACTACTGCCACTGATCAAGCTGCTTTAGCAACTATTAAATCCACGGAAGCAGCTACATCTGCTACTACTGCCACTGATCAAGCTGCTTTAGCGACTACTAAAGCCGCAGAAGCAGTTACATCTGCTACTACTGCTAATAACCAGGCAGGTATATCGACTACTAAAGCCGCAGAAGCAGTTACATCTGCTACTACTGCTACTGACCAAGCTACTGTATCAACTAGTCAAGCTACTTTATCAACTACTAAAGCTACAGAAGCAGCTACATCTGCTACTACTGCTACTGATCAAGCTACTGTATCAACTACTAAAGCCACAGAAGCAGCTACATCTGCTGCTACTGCTACTAGCCAGGCAGGTATATCGACTACTAAAGCCGCAGAAGCAGTTACATCTGCTTCTACTGCTACTAATCAAGCGGCTTTATCAACTACTAAAGCAGCAGATGCTGCTACATCTGCTACTACTGCTACTAGCCAGGCAGGTATATCGACTGCTAAAGCCGCAGAAGCAGCTATATCTGCTGCTACTACTAAAGCCGCAGAAGCAGCTATATCTGCTACTACTGCTACTAATCAAGCGGCTTTATCAACTACTAAAGCAGCAGATGCTGCTACATATGCTATAAGTGCGGAAATTTCTGCTGTCACTTCTGCTAGTAATAAAGATGTAGCGGTAACCGCCGCAGGTACAGCAGTTACAGCATCTACTGAAGCAGTAACTGCTAAAGTAGCTACAATTAATAGTATGAACGTAACTATTAGTAATGCTTCAATAGCTACTACAAAAGCAGCAGAAGCTTTACAATCTGCCATAGATGCAGATTTATCAGCAAGACAGGCGTCAGCAGGAAACTTAATACTATCTGTAGCAGGTAAAATAGGTACTGTAACTTTAAATACATCAGATATTATAGGGTATCAAGATCCTGTAGCATTATCACTAGTTTTTGGGGCATAATATATGGCATTTTTAGAAAAAATAGTATTAGTAAATACTACAGATACTGTAGTATTTACTTGTCCTGTGACTCAAAGTGGGTCTATACATGGACTAGTAGTCTCTAATACATCTAATTCAGATAAGACTATTCATATTAAGGTATTTTCACAGGAATTAGGTACTATTACTAGTATAACTGGTACAGCATACACAATAGCTGCTAATAATTTATTTACCTGGCCAAAACCTATTAATATTATGGCAGGTGATTCATTAATACTGTCTGCTAGTGAGTCTAATAGTATAACAGCTATTGCCTCAATTTATATTAATGCAGCTACTCCTGCACAGATAGGGTTTACTCCTAGAGGTACTTGGAGTAGCACAGCTACATATATTTCAAATGATGTAGTATCATTAAATAATACCTCATATATAGCAGTATCCCCTAGTACAAATAGTTCCCCACCATCTGCTAATTGGATGGTTATGGCAGGTAAGGGTGACACAGGTATTATGTTTAAGGGTAACTGGTCAAACGCATCATTTTATAACCCAAATGATGTAGTAGCTTCTACTATTACTAATCATTTATATATAGCAAATACTTCTTCTAATAATAAAGAACCATCATTATTAGATTCATGGGATTTATTTTTATATAATGATTCAGTAAGTGCTTCTGCAACCTATGCTACTAATGCAGCTACCGCAGCAACTACAGCAACTAATAAAGCGGCTGAAGCAAGTACAAGTGCTACTAATGCAGCTACCGAAGCATCTACAGCAACTACTAAAGCAGCTGAAGCAAGTACAAGTGCTACTAATGCAGCTACCGCAACAACTACAGCAACTACTAAAGCAGCTGAAGCAAGTATAAGTGCTACTAATGCAGATACCTCAGCAGCTACAGCAACTACTAAAGCAGCCGAAGCAAGTACAAGTGCTACTAATGCAGCTACCTCAGCAGCTACGTCTTCTGCTTCATCTACCTTAGCCCAAAACTGGGCAACTCAACTAGTTACCCCAGTATCTGCAGGTGAATACTCCGCAAAATATTGGGCACAACAAGCTGCTACCTCAGTAACAGGTCAATTAGTATACAGAGGTAGCTGGTCTGCAGATACGGGTGTATATCCTAGTACTCCAGCACTTGGTGACTACTACAAAGTTAGTATTGCGGGTACTGTTAGTAGTATTTCTTATGATATTAATGATTCTATTATATACAATGGTAGTACTTGGGATAAAATCGATAGTTCAGATACTGTAGCTTCAGTAGCTGGAAAAGTAGGGGTAGTTACATTAGTAAAAGCTGACATAGGATTAGCAAATGTAGATAATACTAGTGATGTTAATAAGCCGGTTTCTACTGCTCAGGCTACTGCGGATACTGCTACCCTTAATGCAGCTACTGCTGCTTCTACCCCTATTGCACATATAGGCACCGGTGGTACTTCTCATGCTAGTGCTACTACTACTGTAGCGGGATTTATGACAGGGGGAGATAAAACTAAACTTGATGGTATTGCGATAGGGGCTACAGCTTATACCCATCCAGCAAACCATCCCGCTAGTATTATTGCACAGGATACTAGTAATCGATTTGTAACAGATGCTGAAAAAGCTTTCTGGAATGCAAAACAGCCCGCTGGCACTTACGCCACCGGAACAGGAACAGCGAGTGGCAGCAACACCGGCGATCAGATCATCCCTACCACGCTCCCTGCGTCTGACGTATCCGCCTGGGCCAAAGCCGCCACCAAGCCAAGTTACACCGCTGCTGAAGTCGGGGCGCAGGATGTGCTGGTGTCTGGTGCCAACATCCGAACCGTCAACGGCAACAGCCTACTGGGCGCTGGCGACATCACCATACAAGGTGGCAAGCCAAGCATCACCGGTGACACCAC